TAGAAATCACTATAACCATCTCTACCAGTTACTGATTCGTGGTGTAATCTAACCCATTCCATTACTGATTGTGCACCAGATGGAGTGATTGGATCAAATAATGTAAACTGAATAGTACCCCAAGTTGTTTTACCTTTTACAAATCTTTGAACATTAATGTGATTCAAAGGTACTGTTCCTTGTGATACAGTTACAGCTCCTACACCTTTCATAATGTAAGCTGGGAATCCATCTACAAAACAGATAAATCTATTCTTTTGTTTTGGTTCAAATGCTGTGAAAAATATTTCGTTTGGGTTTAATACTGCCATTTTATTTTTTTATTTTATTATAAATATTTATCTTTTTAGTTTTTATGCTGGGAATGTTGCTCCAGTTGGTAATACATTGAAATCTAGTAATATAAATTCAGCTGTTCTAGTTGGTTGTAAGAAAATTTGTCCTACTAACTCGTTTCTATCTATAACATCTGGTGTATTATTGCTTTCATCCATTACTACCTTAAAGGCATATAATCCTTGTCTTTGTTGAACACTTTCCAAATATGGATTTACTTGTGTTAAAAAGTTTTGTCTTGTTGCAATTGTATTTTGTTCAAATACTAAATTATCTGCAATTTGAGAGATAAAACTCTTAAGTGTAATTAACAATCTACGTACATTTACTCTGTCTAATGCAGAAGCTGCCTTTTGTAATGTTTTCTGACCAAATACTACAACTCCTTGTGATGGGAATGTTGCAATTGGGTTTACATTTGCTTCATATAAAGTATCTCTATTTGTAGAAGTTAATTTTCTTTCAGCTCTAACAACCTGTCCCATTCCACCTCTAGTAATACCTGCTGGTGCAAACCATGGATCACTTGAAGCATCTGTAAACGCATATACTCCTGGTATAAATGTTGAAGTTGGTATATATACTAACATACCTGAACTTGGATCTACGGTTTGTAACCAAGGCCAATATGTAGCTGTGTAACTGTTATCAATCCCAGCTGCTTGGTTTGTTACTGTTCCAATTAGTTGGTTATATCCAACTAAATCAATTACAGCAATACTATCACCTCGTGAAATTGAGTTATTCATTACACTAGTAATTTGAGATGCTTGGTGTTGGTTTGATAAACCTGGTACTGATATTACATTGAATTGATAATCATCTTGATTTGCTAATAATGCTATTGCATTATCATAATCATCTCCAACTAACCCTTGTGTATCTGTAGCATTAATGTTTTGGTAAAAATTAGCTACTCTACCTGTTGGGATATTTGAACCATCTGCTCCATTAAAAGAACCAGAACCAATTATTGGCATGCTCCCTGTAAATTGGTCTTTTGCTGATCCGTCATTATTGAAATAGTAAGGAGTTGGGGTTTTAACTTCTTTAACTCTTACATAGTTAGAAATATTAGGAAAAGAACCACTTTCTTGTAAAAATGTATCAGCTCCTTCTGTTACTAAAGTAGTAGAAATATCACCAATTGCTCTAGAAATATAATTTGAAGCAAAGGGATCTAATGAAATATTATTATAAGATTCTAATACTACTTTATTACTATTAGTATCATCACCTCTTCTAACTAATAAACTAAATACACCAGAAGATGTATTAACTGCAGCTACTTCCCATCTAACATTATAAGAAGAACCAGTTTCTAAAGCTCCATTTGATATTTCATCAACTCCAGTATTCATTATTTCACCCTCAGAAATAGTTTCTAATTCAAAAGCATTATTTGCATCAAAATTATTAATTGCTGAACTTGTTGCTGCGGTAAATGAACCTGAAGTTACTCTAGTTACTAATAAAGACGTTCCTCCATTTTGGAAATATTGATTGGCTGCAATAGAAGTAAGGTACGTAAATTCACCAGAACCACTTTCTAATGTCCCACCAAATATTGCTTGATAAGAACTAAATGAACTAATTAATGTAGGTCTTTCAACAGGACCTAATACAGTTGGGCCTATAATTGCCGCACCTCTTTCAGCTGGTTGGGATGTAACAAAAGATTGATCGTTTTCTCTTGCTAATACTCCTGGAGATATTAATGTTTCTGCCATTTTATTTTGTTATTTTAATATTGTTTTATTATAAATATTAGAAATTTTTTCAAAAATTATTTTAGTAAAAGTAGATTTAAGGAAAAATTGCTCCCGTAGGTAGTATGTTAAAATCAAGAATTACAAATTCAATTGTTTTTGTTGGTTTTAGAAATATTTGTCCTACTAACTCGTTTCTATCTATAACATCAGGGGTGTTATTTGTTTCATCCATTATCACTTTAAAATCATATAGTCCCTGTTTTTGTTTAATATTTTCTAAATAAGGATTAACTTGAGTTAAAAAATTATTTCGTGTTGAGATTGTATTTTGTTCAAATACTAAAGTATCTGATATTTGGGATATGTAATCTTTTAATATTATCAATAATCTACGCACGTTTACTCTGTCTAATGCAGAAGCTGCCTTTTGTAGTGTTTTTTGTCCATATATAATTACATCTTTATTAGGCATAGTAGTTATAGGATTAACATTTGCCTCATACAAAGTATCTTTGTTTGTAGATGATAATTTTCTTTCAGCTCTAACAACTTGCCCCATTTTCCCTCTAATTTTTCCCGCAGGAGCAAACCAAGAACCTGCCGACTTATCTGTAAAGACATATGCCCCTGGTATAAATGTTGAAGCTGGTATAAACACTAATTGTCCTGAATTAGGATCAATTGTTTGTAACCATGGCCAATAGGTAGAAGCATAGCTATTATCTATTCCAGAAGCTTTATTAATTACTGTATTAATAGATTGGTTATATCCTACTAAATCTACTACAGCTATATTATCACCTCTAGAAATAGAGTTATTTATTATACTTGTAACTTGGGCATTTTGGTATTGAACCGATAAACCGGGAACAGATATTATGTTATATTGATAATTTTCTTTATTTGATAATAAAGAGATTGCATCATTATAATCAAATCCTTTTAATCCTTGTGTATCTGAATCATTAATATTTTGGTAAAAATTAGCTGCTCTATCAGCTGGAGTATTTGATCCTACAGCACCACCAAATGAACCTGATGATACTGATGGTAGGCTACCTGTAAATTGATCTTTTGCTGATCCATCATTATTAAAATAATATGGAGTTTTTCTTACAGATTTAACTCTTACATAGTTTGATATTTGAGGAAAAGAACCACTTTCTTGTAAAAATGTATCAACTCCTTCTGTTACTAATTGGGTTGAAATATCACCAATTGCTTTTGAAATATAATTTGGGGCAAAGGGATCTAATGAAATATTATTAAAAGTTTCTAAAATTATTTTATTATTATTAGTATCATCTCCTCTTCTTACTGCAAGTGAAAATACTCCTGATGATGTATTAGCTGATGTAATTTCCCACCTTAAATTTTGAGCAGACCCACTAGCTAAAGCTCCATTTGATAATTCGCTTGTTCCAGTATTCATTACTTCTCCTTCAGAAATTGTTTCTAACTCCAATGATGATAGTGAAGATTCTAGATTTTCTGCTTCTAAAGTTATTGTAAAAGTTCCTGCGCTTAGTTCAGCTTCTGTAATCACTAATGTAAGCTTACCTGTTCCGTTTGCGTCTCCAGTTTGAGCATTTATAGCATCTTCTGAAATTTCAAATGTTGTACCTACTATTGATCCTTCACCTTCACCAGATCCAGCAACATATGGTACTACATTAGTAATTGCTCCATTTAAAATAGTTACCTCAAGTTCTACTCCTGTTGCAGTACCTCCATTACTTACTATTAAATCTGTAGCAGCAGTACTACCACTTTGAAATCTATAAGTTCCATCAAAAGTAGTAGATGGATCTGTATTTGTATTAAAGGTGTTTATTGTAACAGCATTAAGAATTGAAGTTGAAATTAATGGTGAACCATAATTATCATTTGTAGAAAATGTTAATGTATCTCCTACTTCATACCCTGTTCCCGCTGTAGTTACACCTACCCCATTAGGAACTCCTGTATCAATATCTAAATTAATTACACCTCCGGTTCCACTACCATTTGTTGTAAATACTGCACTAGTGATTCTGTAAGATGTTCCTCCATCAACTGATCCAGTAAAATTTGACCCTGCAAATACTCCATTAGCAAATAATGCAGCATCCGCACCAATTAATAAAGGTTCACCATCTACTGAATTTACAAATGAACTTGTTGCTGAGGTAAATGAACCTGAAACTACACGAGTTACTAATAAAGATGTTCCACCGTTCTGAAAGTAATTATTAGCCGCTATTGAGGTAAGATAAGTGTATTCATTAGAACCACTTTCTAAAGCACCACCAAAAATTGCCTGATAAGCACTAAACGACCCAACTAAAGTAGGTTTTTCTACTGGGCCTAAAACTGTTGGTCCTATAATCGCTGCTCCTCTATCTTGGGGTCTTAAGGTAACAAAGGATTGATCATTTTCTGAGGATAATACACCTGGGGATATTAATGTTTCTGCCATCTATAATATTTTATTATAAATATAAACAAATATATTATAGTTAAAACTTTAAAATTATTCTACAATAGTAAATTCACCAGTTTCTAAATCAATATTCCCATCACCATATTTATCTTGAAGTTTCTTAGCTGTTTTATTAGATTCTTCTTGTAAATTAGCTAAATTTTCTAATATTTGACTTCTTTGTCCCTCAAGAATAGCTTTTTGTATATCAACATTACCTAAATTAAAAGTAATTTGATTTTGTTTTTTTTGATAACCTTTAAGAATTGTTAATTCCTCTTCTGATAACTTAATAATTTCTTTTTTACTCATTTTATTTTTATTTTATTATAAATATTTAATTATTTTTATTTACCCCAAATTTACTAAATTTATACCACATTCTTTCGTGTAGAAAGTAAAGCACCATTTTGGAGATAATTTCTACCCCTCCTATAGCTAACCCTGCTCCCCAAGAACCCGTTATAAGTCCTGAAATAATTACTGTGTCTATTGTTCCTATTATTCTCCATGATATTGTTTTTGCAATGTGTCTTTTATAACTTACCATCTTTTCTCATTTGTTCTCTAATTTTTGTAGCTGATATTTCACCTATTTCCGTTGGTGGTATATGTTCAATAACTTCATACCCAACACCTCTACCATAATTAATTGATTCAATATCAGGTATTATTGTTGTAATAACTCTACCATCTTGTATCAATCCTTTTAACTCACCCTCATGAACCATCTTTTCTATTTCTTTAGCGGTCCAAGGTTGATTTTCATTTAGTTCAACATCTCTAATTGCTAAACATACATTCTTTCCTTCTTGTAATCTTTGATTGATTAACCAAAGATGACCTTGATGTAAGGGTTGCCACCTTCCAATAAACATTGAATATTTTTTACTCATAATCCTTTAGAATATATCATATCTAAACCAGATTTTTTAGCTATTACCTTTAATGATTCTTCTGGGGTTTGTTTTGTAGTATCAATATCAATGTAATCTAAATCCGGTTTTTGGAATTGCATAACATGATAATTTTCTCTACCTCTAAGCCCTTTATCTACATCATAATATACAAAAATTTCTTGTAATTGCCACTCCATTATGTCCTTAAATTCTTTTCTTTGGTCTAAATAAGGAGAAACTAAAGATACAATTACATCTTTACCTTGATTATGTAAATAATGTGCAATTTTTTGTGCTGCATCTACATTTGTTATTCTACCTTTAATAGAGTAATCTTTATTTGTAAATAATTCTCTCATTTCATCTCCATCTATACGATAAGCATGAGGTAAGTACTTTTCTTTGAGTAGATTTGCTAAAACTGTTTTGCCTGAACCAGGCTGTCCTGTAAACCAGTATATCATATTTTGTAATTAAAATATTCATAAAACCAGGGATAAGTATTAACTATGTTTTGTGAAAGTTGTGGTCCTAAAATTTCATTATACGTAAGGGGTATAGGTTTTACTTGTTTTTTAATTTTATGATCCCCAAACATACCATGTACTGTATCATCTTCTTGTGTTAATTGTTTAACATTGTCAAAATCATGACTATATTCTTTTATTTGGAAAAAATTATAAATTTTATTTAATTCTTCTTGTGGATTTGAGGTTAGATCTTCAAAACGGAGAAAATGAATTTTTTTATCTATCCCTTCATTAATTATTTGTTGAAGTCTTTCAATTGCAATTCCTATTGGAGGTGAGTCAGCCCAAATATCAATTCTTTTAGCAGTTGTAGTACCTTTCATTTTACTCCAATTTACAGTCCCATCATCTTTTTCGGGGTTTTTTCTAAAATTTTTTTCCATAGATGTATAAATAGATCTTAAATCTCTTACCATACAAACTATTTTTGGATTTGAATAAAATGAATTTAAAAAATTATAATGTATACCCCATCCTCTACTTTTATCTACAATAAATTTTTTATGTGTTATGCCTTTATAAAATCCTTCTAAACCTTGATTGCAAAAATTAAGCCATCCCTTTTTCATTAGTTTAGAATCCTGAGCTCTAAAGGCATTATCATTTGTATAATTTTGTCTAGCTGCATATAATAATTCTAATACGCCTGATGTGGGGGTTACATAAAAATCAGGATTTTGACCCAATATATTTTGCAATAAAGTACTACCTGCTCTAGGTAATGAAGATTGAAAAAATATTTCTTCCATTATTGATTATTTATCGATTCTATAATTTTATTCGTACTAAATATTTCTTTTAAATCATTATAAGGTATTGAATGTATATCTTGCGATAAAGCAAATGGTTGATAAGCTGCTTCATGTAAAGAGGGTTCTTTAGTAAATGGATTTGATTTTATATTATCATGTATTTTATACCCAAATATTTCTGGTTTTGTGCTAACCCAACAAACTGTAGATTTTTTATTTAGAGCTGCAGCCATATGTTGTGCAAAGCTATCCATTAATAATCTTTTTGAAGATAAAAGAAGTAATATAGCTATACTTCTATAACCATCCAGTGCTTGCATTGTATCAGGATATATTTTTTGATCTTCTCTTTTTATATGAATTATAGTATAATCATCCTTATAATGGTTTATTAACTCTAAAATGGTTGGTTCTGGGATATCTCTTGTCCAAGCATATTGGTATCCTATACCTGCTGGTCCTCCATTAGTTTGAATAGCTAATATTGGTTTATCTGTAGTATAATACGGTTTAAAATAATCTAATTCTGGTTGGGTAAGGTGAAGTTCGGGTTGTTCGTTATTGTAACGTAAACCATATAATTCACACCAAGTTTTAAGTAATTTTATGGGTTTATCTAGAATAAAATCCTCATTTCTATAAGGATCTTCAACAAAAATTTTACATTTTTGATCCTTAACATATTTTAAATAAAAACCATTTATGTTATTAGTATTATAAACTTTACTAACACTAGGATTATTTAAAAACACATCGGGGTAAGCAGTAACGACTATAAGGTTAGCGTTTTTATAACGTTTTTTTATAACCTTAACCATTGCAGTTGCCATGATTGATTTGCCTAAGCCCCCATCTATTTGGAATAAAATATTCATCTATAACTTTTTACTATAACTAATATACAAAAATAATTTAGTACTCCCAAAAAATTTTAAAAGAGCATCAAAAAATCTTTAATTTTTATTCTAGCCAAGGTATCCCATTAGAACTTGTAATAGCCGCTCTAGCTATAGCCATAGCAGCAATTGAAGCAGAATTTGCTGTTTCGACAGCAGCCTCATCTATACTAGCATTTACCCAACCTAAAACCTCACTTTCAGTAAGATTTTCGTAAGGGACAAATCCTGGTTCTTCTGTTGAACCTGATAAAGTTAAATCTCCAATTAATCTAGTAGATATATTATTATCTGATGACTCACAGGCATATGTTACATCAGTAACAAAACCATCTGCCTTTATTCTTTCAAGATTGTATATTTTCCAAATATGTTTCATTTGTTATTTTTATTTATTATAAATATGTAATTTAAAAGCAAAATTTAGAATATTCTAAAATTATTTATTATTTATTATTTATTACCCCACAGATATTTTTAAATCTGTTCCATCTCTCCATAATCTTCCAGCAACCCCAGGATCAGAAATTGGAATATTAGTAAAATCGATAGAAGAGCCGTCAACTAATAAACTACCTAAACTACCAGTACCACTTCCACTTATATTAGCCGAAGCTGTAATATTTCCTGTTACATTTATACCAGCTGTAGTAGTTTCAAATTTCTTTGAGTTATCATAATATAAATCAACAGAACCATTATTATTAAACGCTGCAATATTTTCACCAAACAGTAATGCGGATTTAATAAAAACACCATTGCTTGGAATTATATTTAGTGGGTATCCACTAGCAATTGTATTAGAAGCAAAAGTTGTAGACTGGTTTGCTGTAAAAGTTACGTTTGAGCCAAATGATGTAGTACCATTAGTTGGGACATTTATGTTAGCAGCAGAAAGATCTCCACTTGCACTGATATTACCAGATGCTGTTATATGACTCGAAGCTTGGATATTTCCTACTATATCTAAAGAAGCTGAGGGAGATACAACTCCTAATCCTACTTTTAACTCAACATTACCTGTCGGGTCTAGTAAAAAATGGTTTGGATCAGTATCAATTTGTAAAATGCCGTCTCCTACTGCTGCACTATTAATACCAAAAGTCTTTAATGCTTCTTCTTTAATATTAAAAAATACACCACCATCAAATCTTGAAATTATACCTGTATATCCGGGGTCATTAGGAAGGGAATTATAGTCTGTACCTATAGCTAAATTACTTCCAGTTATTTGATTACTATTTATTTGATTACTTTGAATAAATCCACTTGCACTTATATTTCCTTCAACTTGTAATTTTTCACTAGGACTACCAGTTCCAATCCCTACATTACCATTTTCAAATAAAAATTGATTATTTGGAGAATCAATCTGAAGGTTTGTTCCATTGAAAACTCCTTCACCATCTCCTAATTCTAAACTTTTAGCATAAAACATTCCATCTCCAAGATTATCTAAATGAAGTAAATAATTATCTGGGTTGTTACTATCATTGGAATCTGCTACATTAAGAGATAGTTGGTTTAGACCTCCGCCTGAGTTTAAGGATGTTACATTGACTCCTCCAAAAGTTATTTGTCCTGTAATTGCATGTGTACTACCTGATGCGTTAAAACTACCAGTTAAATCTAAACTACCTGTTATTCCAGCCGAACCCGTAAAAGGAAAAGCTGAACCTGAAGGCCCAACTGGTCCTTGTGGACCTGGATTGCCTTTATATTGTCCTGCTTTAAGGGAGTCTACAAATCTAACGTTATTAGCCATTATTTTTTATTTTTAATTTTTTAATTGAGTTCCAGGGGTTACATCCCCAATATTTGCTATATTACCATCAATATCTCTATCTTTTCTTACCCTTCCATCTCTTGTTTTTGTAACCCCTGTTTCAAATATTTCTGAATTAGATGTTGTTTCCATCTGTACTATAAACTTAGATTTAGAATTATATTTAGAAATAGAATTTAAGTCTTTTTGTATAGTATCCGGAATTATATATCCTCTTAATCTTATATTAAATGTTCCTTTTACTAACCTATCTCTACCTGTAGTTAATTCTGTTGCCGTTGTAAAACTATCTATAAAAGCTCTGAATTTAAATCTTTCAGGATCTCCCCAATATGCATCAGAAGCATATTCACATGATTCAATTATTTTATTTAATTGTTCCATGTAATAAGTTTGGGCTATAACACTATATTCTAGATTTACAAAATCTGGAACTGCTACGGCATAAAACTGTTTAGCTGGTATTTTGTTTTTGATTGCTGCCCAATTATTATAGAAGTTTTTAGGATTGTAAGCACGTTGAAAAGTACCATATAAGTTAGGACTATTAGCATCTAATTTATTATATACTGTTCTATCTTTTGTTATTGTATTTCTTTTAATAACAATAATAGGTAACATAATAGATCCCTTTTTATCTCTATAATATCCATCACGTTGAAATGATTTCCATCTTTCAGGGTCACCATATATTACTGGTACTTCTCTTCTTTCTCCATTTTGATAAACAAAAGGTTTAATAACATTTTGAAAGTAATAAAATACTGCTTCATCTAAATCTTGTATACCAATTGATAAAGGTTTAGTATCATCACCTTTCCAAGATAATTTTTCTGACCTATTAAAGGGTATACCAGTTTCGTTTTCATTAGTTGGTAATGGTATATTAGGATTACCATACCTTGGATCAGTAGGTCTTTGCTGATCTATGCTTATTTGTTTTTGGGTTTTAGGTATAGGTTTTCTTACTGACATTAAAATCTTTCTTTATAAGGTGATATTCCTGGTTTATCTGCTGATATATAATATGTTGATACTAATATTGATAAATTAGTTCCAAATAATTGTAGATTAGGATTTAAAGGATTTGGTGTACCATCTGAATCATTATTTGGGTAATCTGGGTTTTTGCCACTCCAGTATTGGTTTGATATTGTACCTTGTACTCCATAGTATCCTTCTTGATATAATATTATATCACCAACATCAGGTACTACATCTGCATCAACTAAATCATCTCTCAAGAAATAAAAATTAATAGGTTGTTCAAATTGTATACCTTCAGCATTTTCGGGATATTCCTGATCTCCTCTATCAATTAAACAATTAAATAAGAAAGGGCCATTATAAAACTTTTCTGCTGCTGCCTCACCATATATGTTTACTTTAGTTTCTTCTAATTTAAATTGGTAGAAGGCAGCTTGTTGGGTAATTACATTACCCATAACTTCTCTATTTAAGTGTCTTACCAGAGAGACATCTCTCTGTCTTGCGAACATTGCCATATTATCCTATATAAATTACTCTTGGAACTTGGTCCAATTCTCTTAGTACTGCATCTGCTTCTCTTACTTTTCTTTCTAATAGTGAAGCACGTGAATTTTCATCAAAATATGCTCTTAATCTTTCTAGTAAAGCTGTTTTTTCTGCTGTTGCCGCTGCTAATAAATCCGCTTGATTTAACGTCATATCCGCATTTGGAATTGGTACCGTACTATATTTACCACGAACATACCCTAAAATTTCCTTACAAATAGCTAACGTGTATTCAAAAATCCATTGTCTTCCTACTGAATTGATTAATGAATATGTTGGGTTTTGGTATGGCATATTAGAAACATTTGTTACCTTATCTTCAGCACAAATTAAACTACTTTCAATTCTATCATCTCTTTTAATGTATTCAAACCATAAATTCCCACAATTAAATGAACCACCACCATCTTCAGCTATATCTCCTACACCACTAACTTCATAAGGTCCGGGTATTGGGAATATTCTAATTACGTTGTTATGTACTTCAAAACTATAGTTTGATAATCTAACCATTTCATTCATTTCAATGGCTTGAATAACTTGCATATCATAGTTAAGTGGCATCATTAAATAACCCATTGAACCTCCAAATCCACCTAAGCCCATCATTCCTGCAGCTGCTACACCACCAAATCCAAACCCATCAAAAGGATCTAAATATCTTGCGGATGCTGGGATTGGTTCTTGGTAAAATACTCTTTTTATTTCTATACTACCTGTTATACCTTGGTCTTTAGCCCAAACTTTTAAATCATAGTCTTGAACACTAGATGTTAAAGGAATAAATCCTTTATACCAAGGAACATTACCTCCAACTCCAGCTTCTTCACCATATTGTTCGGATAATCTAATTATAGTCTCAAAATTAGGAGTAACTATAACATCATTTAAATTAATATTTTCATAAGGTAAACCAGTTAAATCTAATACATTTTCTCGAATTAAATAAGCATATAATTCATTACCATAGGTAGTTATAGCTTCTTCAAAGGCAGTAAAAATAGATCCTGTTTGTAATTCAACATCCATTAAGGGATAACCTAAACGTGTAGTTACAAATCTTGCTACTTTAATACAATCTTCTTGAAATTCAATATCATTATTGTAAAATCCAAAAGCTGTTGCATTTGGGTTCCATAATGGATCACCATCATAAATTGGAATATTCATATTGTATTCAGTTTTATTATAAATATGAAAAAAAAGACCTCAAATTGAGGTCTAAATTCTTTTTATTAAATAATAGTGTTTTATTAAAATTATACTGCACTACCTGTTAATGATAAGTGTCCATCATTGTTTGTTGTAAATACATATTCAGTTCCATTAGGGGATGTTAATACTAAACCACCAACAAAAGAACCGGTTTGACCAGTAATGTTACCACTAGCACTTACATTACTTGAAGATATAGTTAGAGCATTATCAGACGTACCACCATATTGAAAAGAACCATCACTCTTTACTACAGCTATAAAATTATCAGTATTGAAATCTACTAAACCTAATTCACCGCCAATATGATCATCGCCTACTATTACATAGCCAACAGTACCTTCTCCAATTTTAACATTTCCATTTATATCTAATTTTTCATCAGGGACAGCTACACCTATACCCACTCTTCCATTATCTGCTATTCTTAAAGGCTCCGCTCCATATAATCCTCCATATCTATAACCTTCTCCTGTAAATTTAGCTGCTATTGTATGGTCACTAACTGTCATTACTCCTAATTCACCACCAAGATAATCATCAGATAATATTACTTTTCCGTTTGCACCTTCTCCAAATATAGCATTACCAAATACTGTTAGTTTTGCATCATCATCTACTGTTGGGTCTAATGTTGAGGTGTTAACAAGTGATAAATTTGAGATTATATTTCCACTTGCACTTATATTAGCTGATGCTGTTATATTACCTGCTGAACCCGAGAATTTTGAACCAGCATTATTAATTTTTAAAGCACCCCCAGAAGTTAGAGTTAAATCATACTCTTCAGTGCTTCCTACAATAGTATCCGAAAACTCTAAACTTGTATTATCAGAAGTAATTATTGTAATTCCAGCATTAGCATTACCGTCTGGACCATCTACAATTTTACTTATAGAGGCTGTATTAACAGTTAATTTACTGGCACTTATATTACCAGAAGCTGTTATATTTCCCTCTACATCTAACGAGCCGGATATAGTAAAAGATCCAGTTATAGGATGTGATCCTGTAAAGTATCTAAAATTATTATCTAATTCTTCTATTGTTAGAGCGGATCCTTTGCCGCCTGAACCTGTTCTAAATGTTAATCCCATAGTTACCCATTAAATACCATTAAATATTGAGATCCTGAAGCATTACCTGCTCCACTACCCGATAGCCATAATGAACCAGTTACCAAAGGTTCTGTAGTAGGTAAACTTTCGATTAGTACCGGGGTTTGATAAGAATCTGAGCTAGTTATATATAGAGCGTAACCCCCTACATTATCATAGTCAATAGTTAAAGTTCCAGTTACTGTGTGGGAACCAGAAAAATGTCTAAAATTATTATCTAGTTCTTCAATTGTTAAAGCGGAACCTTTTCCTCCTGATCCTGTTCTAAATGTTAATGCCATTTTTTAATTTTATTATAAATATTAAGAAGAACCTACTAGGTATTCTATCCTAATATCCGAGTTATTTGCCTTTGCCTTTATACTGTATAATGATGAAAATGATGAATAATATTGAATATCTACATATCCATCTACTACATAATCATAATAATTACTACTTTCAAATTGTGCATTTGACAACATCATTGATTTTCCTGGGTCTATTTTAAATACACCTTCATCTCCTGATCCTACATTACCTGTGTTGGGTGATTGAGCATCTGGGCTATCTTGGATTAAATATAAAGAAAGATAATTAGTACAATCTAAATTAGTAAATCTTAAATATTTGACAGTATCTCTTACGAATGATCCTGCTATTTGAGATGCTTCATCATCTACAAATCTTAAAATTTCAACTCCAGTGCCTTCCCAATGTGAAGAAATTGTATCTATTCTTCTTACTAATTGGTTTACACCAGGAATTTTTATACTATTAGTTGCTACTTCTTCATTACCATTTGGTAAAGTTATGCTTTCTTTTATAAATACCTCTAATGATCCAGTAGGAGTACATAATGCCATAATACTATTTTATTATAAATATGAAATTAATTCTTACTATTATAAATATATGAACCAGAAGTAGTAATACTTACCCCCTTATCAACTGCTTCATTATAATAATCTAATAAAGCTTCAACTATCTCATTTCTATGGTTAGTAGTTAATGTAATTGCCTCCAAATTTTTAATTTTTCTAGCAGCTGTGTATAAAAATTTAAACCCAGAATCTGATTTCTTTTTAAGATCTGTTTGATGTGCATCTCCACATATCATCATTTTACTTCTTAAACCTATTCTAGAAGTAATCATTTCCATTTGTTCATGAGTAACATTTTGTGCTTCATCAACTATAATCATTGAATCCATAAATGTTCTACCTCTCATAAATGATACAGGTACAATTTCTATTTTACCATCATTAACTAACTTTTCAACTTTAACTTTATCATATAAAGCAAAGAAATTTTGATAAATAGGTTGAACCCATGGGTCCATTTTTTCTCTTAAATCACCAGGTAAAAATCCTATTTCTTCTTTTGATACAGTAGGTCTGGTGATTATGATTTTATCATATTGTCTTCGTAAAAGACCATCTAGGGCAACATTACATGCAAGTAATGTTTTTCCACTACCTGCCCCTCCTCCCAAGAGGGTAATTGTGTTTTCCAGGATGTGTTTTTTAGCGTCTTTTTGTTCGTCATTAAGTTGGAGTTTGAACTTAATTGGGTTCTTAGGAATTCTCTTAGGACGATATACATCATCCGTATGGGGTTTACTTGCCATAAATTCTTGAAATTAGGGATTACATATTGATTGAATAAAACCGTGGTAAATACGTTAAAAAACCGTAGAATTTTAATATAGCTATATAATGAGATAAATATAGTTTTAATATAACGCATTTTATTATACATATTAAAAGCATAAAAAAACCCGGTCAAAGACCGGGTTAATTTATTAAGAAAAGTTAAATATCTAATTATAGAGTATTTAAACCTGCTACATTGATAGTACCATAGAATTCTGGACGAACCATTTTCTTAGCATATCTAGTTAATAGACCTTTTCTTGGTACGAACGTATCTGGATCGTATACAAGAGGAGTCATGATTAACGGAATGTAAGGAGCGAATACAGCACCACTTTCTAAGAACTGAGTACCACGGTATCCTAATAGGATTGTGTTAGCAGTCATGTAAGGGTTTTTGTATACTTTTTGGCGGCTATTTAAAGCACCAACTTTTTGTACACCAAATGCGTAACTTGCTTTAGCAGTATCTCCATCTGAATCAGCAGCAAATCCAGGAATAGATTCCAAGATAGTAGCTACAGTTGGGGAAACAACCATAAAGTTAGCACCACCACGTAAAGTTTTCTGGTGGATGATGTTGCTCAATTTTTGGATTTTAGTTCCAAGTGTTTGGAACCATTGTCCTTGAGAATTGTAAAATCCTAAGTCAGATTGTGCAGGTACAGTAGCACCTCCACCTGTAATGGCTTGGTTATTTACAGCTGACCATACTTCTGTTCCAGCAGCAGCACTTTCAATCAACATAGAAAGAATTTCTAGGTCAATTTCTAATGAAATGTACTCACTAAGGATAGAAGTTAATTCAGCTTCAGCATCTAATGCATGGTATGCATTTAAATCCTGTGCGAATTCTGGAGTCCATACAGCTTTAAGTTTTCTAGTTTTAGCAACAATAGCAGATGATTGCATCTGGATGTTGATTTCTGGAATAACTTGCTCAGGAGTTCCTTCATCGTTAAATGTATTTGGAGTTGAATTACCAGCTTCAAAATCACCTCTAGCATTATCTTGAGGTTGAATTTGGTAATTTACAAGTACTTGATCATTACTATTAGCTAAGATATCAGCATCAAGAGCTACAAATTTAACACTTGTACCATCGTACTTTGTAAATTCTGATAATTGTTTACCAGCAACAGTTCCATCAGATCCTGTAATTACAGAAGTAGATAAGGATCCTGTAAATAATTGGAATCCTTTAACACCTTCTAAATCAGCAAAATCTAAATCTGAAGCAGCTACAGAAATTACTTGGTAAAGACCAGCAGCAACAGAAGCAGAAAAATCACTGTTAAAGTTAAGATCATCCCACTCAGCATCCTCAACAAGAGTAGCAGTTACAGCTGATTCAGTGTTTTGGATAGAATATCCGAAACGACCAGATCCATAAAGACCACCTGTGTTTGTGTTACCAAAAGGGTTGTTACCACCTTTGTCACCATATAAAGAACCACCAGCAGCAAATGGAGACTTAGCAGATCCATATTGGAAATCTAAAAAGAATACAAGGCCAGAAGGCAAGTTCATTGGTTGTACTGATACAAATTCCTGTGCAGCAATTTGACCAAATACTTTACGTACTAATGGTAAAGCTACACCAGCCCACTGTCCACCAACGTTTACGCTAGTTTGTGACTGAAATGTACCACCACCACTTACACCACCACTAGTTTGTGATGATTCAACGACAAGTTGTTTAGCTTGGTTTTCAAGAATCATTCCCATGTTATTTTTCTGGGCACCATTCATTCCTTCCAATAAACCTGTCTTTTCCCATTTGCTAGCTAATCTAGCCGCGTCAGACTGTAAAGACTGGTATGGGTTCGCGCTTTCTAAAAGAGTATTTAAGCTCATTTTTTTTAAGTTTTAATAGGGTTAATTAATAGTTTTTTAAATTAATCCAGCAAGTTTACGCATTCTATTGTAAACATCATTGGATTCAATTATTGGTTGTTTTTTAGCTTCAGTTATTGTTCCAGTAGCTTTAGATGCAATTCCTTTTGGTCTTGCAGTTGCTTCTGTTTTTGATACTAAACCTTCGTTTAATGTTTCAAAAATAACTTTAGCTTCTTTTACTGTTGACGCTTTGTCAAATGCTTTAAGCACTCTAACTTTTTTGTCTTCAGTTAAGTTTTTAGATTTAAAAACTTTGTTTGTGTAAAGAAGTTTAGCATTTAAAAGGTTAACTTCATTCAATTCTTTTTTAAGCTCATTGATTTCATCAAGTGCTTCTTTGAATCTCATTTTTTCGGTTTCTTTTTCGACTTCAGAGTCATCTCTGTCTCCGTCTTCGTTTCCAACACCAGTTTCACCTTTATCCATGTGAGCTGCTTCGTCGATTTCTACATCAACATCTACATCTTCAACATCTTCCACATCCATCATTTCCATATCTTCCTCTTCGAAGTCTTCGCCTGCTTCAATTGTTCCGTCTGCTACTAAATCTTTAATAACATCCTCAATGAATCCTTTTAAGTCATCTTCTGACATGTCTTCAAGGTCAATTTCCTCGTCGTCCATATCATCTTCCATGTCTTCTTTTTCGTCCTTCATACCGTCTTTGTAGCCTTCTTCTTCAGCATCAGTTCTAGCATCTTCAGTAATTTCTTCGGATACTTCTTCTGATACTTTCATAGATTTAAGTTCTTTTTCGATGTCGTCTTTAGCGTCTTCGAATCCGTCCTTATAGCCTTCTTGTTCAGCATCTGTACGTTTGTCTTCATCCAATTCAAGTTCAGCAAGTAATTCGTCTAGGTTAATCTCGTCAAGCTCTTCTTTTTCTTCATACATTTCATCATCTCCTTCTTTCATATCATCTTTAGAGTCCATTTCTTCTTTCATGTCTTCGTCGTATCCTTCGTCAACATCTTCTTTGTCCATTTCTTCTAATTTTGCTGAAAGCATAGATTTCAGATGAGGTGTAAAAGCTTCCTCAAGAGCGAGTTTAGCATTTGCGATAGCAGTTTCTTTAACAGCTTTAGCATCGGCAATTGCTTCTTTTAACAAATCATTGTTTGCCATAATCTCAAAATTTAAGTTTGTGAAATACGATTATTAAGAATCGTAATAGGGAATAATTTTATATCGGTGTCATATAAGGTACTCATGACACATTGCGATTATACGTATATGCAAATTAAGTAAAAATTAAAAAATAGGACAACTTCCTTTAGAGCAAAGAATTTCGTGTACTACTTTATTTACGTTAGTGTAATCATATGTAACTACATTTTTACCTTCATTTAAGGTATGCATATAGGAACCTGGATTTGATGGTGTTGAGACAAAATCCCAACATAATAATTCAAAGTCATCTTGTACTTCCATTACACCACCTTTATCTTCTAAAGAGCCCATACCACGAGATGATACACCTACTGTAATGCCACTTTTAATAAGTTCCTTTAATATATTACCTGATGGGGTTGGTAGAACTTCTATTTTACCCATTACATTATCTCCATCCCAAAAATAATCGGTAATTAAATGTGAAACATTTTTTAAGTTTATAACAGTAGATTCAGGGTGATCTAATTCTCCCATTGAACGTCTTTGTTCAATAAGTTCATTATATTTATCCATTTCTCTATTCCATAGAGCTTTTGAATAGTAACGACCATTACCATTTTTTACTTCAGCCGTAGCTAAAATACCTTCTACCATTAAATTTCCATTATCTGTATTAACGTTTTCAGTTAATTGAGAAGGGGAAATCTTAACAGTATGAGTTTCAATTAAGAGTTTTTTACTCATATTATTTAATATCTATAGTAAATACTGATAATTTATAGTTACCTACATTATCTTCTTCTTTTGAAATATTAAATCCTGCGGATTTAATGGCTTGAGCAATTTTATCTTGATTAGAAGAAGATGATACCTCTACCGAACCTTCTCCTGGTTCAATGTGTACCATATCTTTAGCTTCTCCATCACTAGATACTTTTCTTACATCTGCTATATAATTAGGTTTTAAACCATCTTTTTTAAAAGCTGCAAAAAGTTTTTTACCAGCACTTTTTTCTTTTAAACCACCGGCTGCCATTTCGTTAATAGCATAAGCAGATGTTGATTGACCTACTTTTTTAGGATCTCTTTCTCCAGCAGCACCTCTAGTTGGGTTATTTTTTTCATTCCAGCTTACAGCATCCATTTCGTCTACCATTTCAGCTTTTTTGTATTTTTTACCACACATTTTTTCATACATTTTTTCCATCTTGCCTTTTCTTTTTTCTAAAAGCTTGATTTCTCTCTGCATATCTTTCATTTTCTTTTTATCAACTAATTCAGATAAATTTTCATCTTCGGATATTGAATTTACTCTATCTGATTTTTCAGATATATAATTTGATAAAAATTCTAACTGAGCCTCCATTTTAGTAATATCACCTGCCTTGCCAATTTCAGCTAATTTAGAATCGATTGATTCTTTTTTAGGTTTTTTAGCTTTAGCTGCTTTAATAGCTTTATCTCTAGCTGCCATATAATCGTCCGAATCTACATCACCGTCACCATCATGATCTTTTCCTTTAGCTTCCATAGTAGTATCAGAATAAGATACAGCTGTACCTTCATCTTCCATTTCATCCATTGGTAGTGGAGCTTCTTCTTTTTCAGCCATCATTTGACGAATAATATTTCCTGATTGAGCTGCTAATGAATTTGGATTTCCTGAAGTTACTACTTGGCCTAATGATTCTTTTACTAATTCCATAGAATCACCACCATCTTTTAATTTTTCACTAAATCCACTTCCACCATAAGTTTCACCATCATTTTGTTGTTGTTTACCTTCTGTGTATCCTAAACCTTTAACACCAAATTGACCTTCTTCTACATAATGTAAAGGATTTTTAGCTAAGTTTTTGATAACAAGTTCTTTAGCTTCATCAAGAGATAATTCTTCATTATACTTAATTTCTAACTGGACTCCTTTTAATAATTCTTCTCCATTTACATTATTAATATTTTCTACAGTAGTATCATAATCATAGTTATGAGAAGCAATGTTTTCTACACCATCAGAAATTTTATATGAACCCGCTAATTTACTGTCCATTTCGTATTTTAATTTAGAATCAGCTTTTACTTTTTCCTCTGCTTCTAAAGTATTAGTTTTTTCTTCGGTATTAACAATTGGTTCTAATGCCCCACCTTCAGCAAGAAAGTTTTCAAATTTAGTCCAAAATGGTTCTTTTGGGCTTGCTTCAATAGTATTAATAGGTTTTAATGTTATTACTTGACCTAATTCCTCGTTGATTAATTCTTTATCTTTTTTAGGACTAAATTCCTTTGAAAGTTGTTCGAATAATTGATTTGGTGTTTGTTTCATAATTATATTATTGTAATAATGTTTCTATATCGTTAAAATAATCGTTAATCATATCTGTCCCAATTACGACAGCAAAGCTTTCTGGATTATCTCTGTAATATTTTATTGTTTCTATTTTAGCTAATTTGATTGATTTTTTAATATCCTCAAATCTAGCTTCTAATTTATTAAAAGCTTCTATACGTTCCTCATGAAATTTAGATGCTTTATTTTTGTTTTCTTTTATATTACGGTTATACATATTAAAATAGTTTTTTAACTACCATTCCTGATCCTTTTTGTACATATGTACCATCTTTTGTTTTAGGAACTAATTTATATTTAAATTGTTTTGTATAAGCGCTATCAGTAACCCCATCAGGACCTGCTTTGGGACCAGGGCCTAAACTAGCGCCTACTCCTTCTTGTAATTGAGCCATTTTAGACTTTACAATATTTTTAAATTCTTCTGCTGCTTCTTTACCAAAGTTACCGTCAACAATTCTAAACATTTTACGATATTGTCTCATCATATCTTCAGCATATGTTTTAGCATTTAATGATGGTGATTCATTTTCATTTAATATTGAATTTGATAAATTAACATTAACATTATTTCCACCTTTTAAATAGTCTAAAACAACTAAATAATCGTCATTTGATAATATTAGATCATAATTATTTATTTTATATTTAATTCCAAATTTATCTAATATTCGTGTTGATAATTCTATATCATCCAAAGTACCGGGTCTAAATGTAATAGCTTTTTCTTCATTTATATCCTCTTTATCTTTTTTAACTAATTTATATCCTAATTTAGTTAAAGCACCTACATTAGGTTTAGAACCTTTTTTTCTAAAAGCATAAGGTGTATTATAAGCACCAGCTGCACCTGACATTGACGCTTCGTCTACATCAGCTTCATCCATTTGACTTCTTAAAAGTGATTTCCAATTAACCATTATTTGAGCTACTCCTTTTATAAACTCTGGGTTTTTTAGATCACCTTTAAATTTACCAAATAATGCTCTTAACTCTTCTCTAAATTCAGACACTGCTCCTTTTGGTTCAAATGGTTTTGAATCTGGGTCTTCTGGGTTTCTTAAAAATCCACTATAAGCTTCCCCAAACATTTGTATTCTTTTATATTCGTCTGGGTATTCGTTTCTAAGGTGTTTTCTGATTTTATTTCTTATCGATCTTGCTTCTTCGTAAAACTCTCTGAATTTTTCATCGTCTTTGGTTTTAGTGTAAACACCTTTAGAAGTAGAAATTAATGCATCAGCATCATCAAGTAATTTATCAAAAGCAGGGAGGTTAGTAATTTTCCAAGATATTTGACCCGTTTCAGGATTTATATTAGTAACAGTAAATTTGGTATCACCATCTTTACTATAAGTAACTTTTCCTACACGTTGGTCATCTTTTGGAATTCCTGTTTCCTTTTCAGCCGCTTCAGGAGAAGCAGTTTTAGACATTTCACTAAGTTTATACTTGTACGCCATTTGCTACTTGTATTTCATTTATTAATTGATAATAACGTAACAAATCAACTAAATTATCATCTCCAACTTTATCAGTTTTCTTTAATTCAGTTAAAAATTTAGATACCTCAGTAATTTTTATTTGGGTAGCTTTATCTTTAATATTTTTAGTTTCTTTAACTAAAGTATTTTTTAATTCATTAATTTTATTATTATAAAAATTTCTTAAATCAGGGGTTGAATCTACTGAATTAATATATTCTTTAAGTACTTGTTTTTGATCATTAGTCAATGAATCATATTTATCGTTAAATTTTTCTAGTAATACTCTGTATGTTAAGGTTCTTACATCTTTATCATACCCAGAAAATTCTTCAAGTACTGTTTGTTTAGCATCTTGTTTAATTTCTTTTTTAGTTAGATGTTCTAATAAAGTAATTTTATTATCAACTAGTTGTTTAGGGTGGGATATTTCTTTACTATTAATTCCTTCAATTAAAGTATATAAAGCAGCTAATTCTTTATAATCAGATATTTTAGAACCAAAAAAGGATTCTAAATTATAATGTTTTTTAATTTCATTAATTAGATTATACTTTTGTTTTTTTAAAGATTTTCTGTTAAATTTAGTAGATGCTTCTAGTAAGGTATCAATTACTAATGTAGCTCTACCTTCAGTTATTACTTTTGATTTTAATATAGACTCATAAAGTTTATATTCTTTACCTAAAGAAGTATTAACAAAATATTCTTTTAGTATATCTATTGCTGGTGAATTACCACCTTTTAAAGTATCAGCGGTAATTTGACGTACTAACAGTTCAAATAATATACCTGTATTTTTGTACTTTGAGTGTTTTATTTTCATCAAAAAATATATTTATTTATAAATATTAGGAGGAATTTACTTCTTTAATTGTTTCTCATCTAATAGTGAAGTACTATCTTTATCTTCCTCAAATACTAATTGTTTTTTACTAGGTTGGGGGATGTTTTTAAACATATCCTTATTTTTTAAATATGTTATATGAGCACTTTCAAGTGCTAATGGTCCTCCATTAAATTTAGGTTTAATAGAATTAGAATCATTTTTATCCTTATCCTTCATACGTTTAACTCCTAATCTATCTTTACCAAAATTATCATCTTGTGTATTACGTTTTACATTAGTGTCTTTTGGCCTACCTAATTTAGGATCATCTGCAGCATATTTTTCTGGATCTGGGACACCACCTGGGTTTGTATACATTCTTCCACTACCATATAATGAAGCCAAATCATGAGGTGTACCATATGATTTACCCGTTTCAACTGGGTCGTTACCTTCTGCTTCAATTTGTGTTATTCTAAATTTACGTTTAGCATCTTCTCTAGATAAATCTCTGTATTCATCATATTGGTCTTCACTAAATTGATATACATTATCATAAATCCAATCAGATGGTACTAAATTTTGTTCTAGTAATGTCCCAGCTAATTCAGTTTTAGATTTAAGTAACTCAATTTTTTCTTGTTCTAATACAATAGATGGACTAGCCATTTCTAATGTAAAATTAGTTAATGTTTCGTCTGTGTATCCTTGAGTATATAGGTGGACTAAAGCAATTTTATTTAATTCTGATAATACTATTCTTTGTAGTCTTTCTATAGTACGAGCAAATCTAATATCTTGTTGTGCTAATGTAGCTTTACCCTCTACTCCTTCTTCATAACCTAAAAAGGCTTTAGGTATTTTAAGTGCTGCAAATAATTTACCTCTTAAATATTCCACATCTTGAATTCCATCATACTGTAGCCCAGGTGTAGTTTCTATTTTTGTGGTAGCATCATTGCCTCTAATTGGAATATAAAAATCTTCTAACATGTTTTGCATGTTATACTTTAAATTATACTCACCAGTTTTATTATCTTGAAATGGCGTGCGCTTAAGTTGTGAAATAGTTTTTTGCATAAACGTTTCTATTTCATTTGGAGGGATAGACCCAACATTCATATAAAAAATACGCTTTTCAGGAGCACGAGCAATTCTATGAATTAACATTGCATCCTCCATTAACACATATTGTTTGTAAAGTTTACGTGCGGGTTCGATATAAGCTCTACCATAAGGAAGATAATTAACATCTGATATAAGTCTAAAATGAGCCATTTCATAGTTATCAAAGAATATACCAGTTTCATTCATTAAATTTCCACCACCAGCTCCAGGTACAGGGTACATACCAGAACTTAAATTATCCATCCCATCAGGAGCATACCTGTATCTTATTGCTGATGGGTTATCTGGGTCAAATGCTTCTTGCCTTTCAATATGATATGCTGTGTAAGGGATAACATTATAAACCCCATATTTTTCGGCTATTTCTAGTTTTAAAAAGAAATCTCCATATTTACACATTTGACGAACCCACATCCAAAGATTAAACTCAATGTTTAATACATCATAAAATAGGTTATATAATATTTTTTGTATATCTTCGTTAGCACTTCTAATTTGAAGTACTTCACCCATATCATTTTTTAAAGTTGATTCATCTGCTAATACATCTAAAGCAGAAGCAATAATAGCATCTTGATCCATCAAATCATATTCAGAATATAATTGTGGTCTAAGGTACTGGTAGTTCATGTTAAATTGAGCACCATATAATGAAGTAGGACTAGTAGAATATATTCTATTATATCTATCAACTAACGAATTTGTAGCAATTTCTCCTGTGGATTGTATTTTACCACTATCAATTACTTTAACTTGGTTTCCACCTACATTTCTTATTACAACATCAGTTGAAAATAATCTTTTTAATCTTGAAAATACGCTTTTATCAGCCATAATGTGTTGTTATTATTATAAATATGATTTAGAAAAGCCATCTAATGTCTTCCTTACCATTTCCAAAGTTTTGTTCATATGGATTTTTATTATATGGGTTACTTCCATAACCCCCTTGGTAAGGTGTTCTATTAACTGACATATTACTCAATGCATTTTTAGCTCCGTCTAAACCTTTTTGTCTTAATCTTAAAGCAGTATCTCTAATATACATAGCAATACCAAAAGACATTACTAAATCATCATTATATCCACTTTGAGCTTCTGCTCTATTATTTTTCCATATAAAGGTTTTCATTTCTTCAATTAACCTTTTTGATTGTATTGTTACTCCTTTATCACTAATGTATTCTTGAAATTTACCTATTACCATAGGGCGTGTTCTAGATGACATTGTAAAACCAGCTACCATTTTTGAATGATCTTGGTACTTATCAAAATACGAACTAGCATTTGGGGAATCACTCTTTTGTGAATAGTAAAGGTTAGGATATTGCCTATCTAGAGCAACTTGTATAGTTGCCCAGCCAATATTAGCATTTTCTATTACTAACATTGCTTCATTATATTCAGTAGCTAAACCAACTAATAAGTGTCCAAATTCTTTTGTACCTAATTGCCCTTTATATTCTGCAACTTGTACATTATTTGATACATCAATTACATGACATGCTGAATAATCTTTACCATCTCCACGAGCAACATCAGCTACTACTACATAATCTCTTGTATAATCAGGTGATTCCCAAACCCATAAATTTTGGTCTGCACCTCTTCTTTCCATAGGGTCTTTTGCATAGGTTTTTTCATAAAAATCTATATATTCAGGATAAAATACAATATCACCTGATGTGCTAAAGTCACAGTCACATTCCTGTGCCGCCATTCTAGGATCACCTAGTAATTCATCTTGTTGATCTCTCCATTTTTGATCTCGTTCTGGGTGGACAAACCAAGGTAATTTAATAGGTAAAAATTGATTTTCACTAGATTCTGCTCTAACCCATGTTTGATGAAACCAATTACCAGTACCATAAGGGGTTGATAATGCTATACAACCACCCCCAGTTGCTAATGTTTGTTGTGCTGATGCCCAAATTTCTCCAATATTATCAATAAAAGCTGCTTCATCAATAAGTAGTAGAGATACTGCTTCAGATCTACCTGCATCACTTGAAGCTGATGTTGCCTTTATTTGGGACCCATTTACTAACCTTAAGGTTAATTTATTATTTTCAGCTGCATCTACTTTAAGCCATGAAGGTAAATTTTCATACATGAACTTTACTTTTGTAACCATGTTTTTAGCTGTTTCTTGTTTTGTTGCAATACAAAGAATATTTTTATCCTTATGAAATATCATTAACCATAAAGAATAACCTGCGGATAACGTTGATATTCCTAACTGTCTAGATTTTAAAATAATTGAATAAGGATTATCGCGCATTAGCGTTAATACTTTTTCTTGGAATGGATATAAATTAAACTGTATACGTCCTCTTTGTGGGTGCTGTATATAACAGTATTTACGCATAAAATGCACTGGGTCTCTAGCACATTTTAAATATTCTTGACGTATTACCTTTTTAAGATCAGCCATATGTTATTTTAGTAAAAATATTACCCCTAAAACAGCTACTATACCTGCTCCACCCATAAGTTTAGTTTTTATTTTTTGTGCCTTTAAATCTGTTTCTAACTTTTTTGACAATTTTTGGGATAAGAGTAATTGATCTGATTTTGTTAGTAGGATAGAGTTAAAGTTATTAACTTTATTATTTAAATTAAATATAACACTATCTTTTAAAACTAATTTTTGTTCAAAAAGTTTAATCTTATCTAAAGTAAGAGCTAATTCATTTTTAATTCCATCTCCAGTAATAAGATCTTTAATTACTAATTTGGCTATTGGTCTCTTTAATTGAATCGAGGTACTGTCCGTAACGTTTTGTGAAAAACTTTTCGAGCTCATCATCATTAAAGCTATCAACAGCATCAACTTTGGTACTAATTTCATATCTTAAGTTGTTTATTCTGTCATCTTTAAGATCAAGTTGTTGATCTAATTTGCTTATCTCCACATTTAATGTGTCGATTTTAAAAGTCAATTCGTCATTTTCATGATGTAACGAATCAACTTTTTGTTCTAATGCTATTATCTTAGCATTATATTCTTCTACATAATCTTCTCTTTTTTCAAAAAAGGTAAAAATTATGATACAAGCTCCTAATATAACTAATAGGTTAAGATTTTTTTTTAACCACATTCTTTTACTTATCTATAATAGCTTCTAATTCCTTTTTTAATTTAGTTTTAGATTTTAATAAATTTAATACCATTTCTTTTTCTAAACCTTCAGCTTTAGAATACTTTTTAGCTAATGACTTCATTTCACGAGTTAATAAAGCTAATTCTTCTTTTGCTTTAGCTAAACCTTTTGTTTTTTTAAGATCTGCTTTAGATGGTTCTTTATCTTCATCTTCTTTCATTGCACCTCTTTTAACAATAGCATCATATGCTTTACCAACATCACCTTTATATAATTGGTCTACTATTTTTTTACCTAGTTTTTCTAACTGGGTATCATCTAAAGAATGTTTTTTACCAAATCCTTCTAAATAAAACATGCCAATGTCTAAATAATCATAAAAAAAGTCTTCACCTTTTGGTGTAGCATCTTCTTCAATACCAGCTTCTTTTTTAGCTGCTTCAAGATCTTGGATAGCTGCAGTTAATTCTTTAGTTTTAGCAATTTCTGCATCAGTATCCTCAGATAGGGTAGAAATAATATTTTCTCTGATATAATTTTTTAATTCAGATTTTTTCATTATAATAGGGTTTTATTATAAATATGTTAAAGGCCTGTAATATTTAATATTTGTTGAATACGTTCCTCTGTAGATCCAGATATTTTTTCTATTTTACCCGCTTTATGTCCATATCTTTTAATTAATGTAGTGATAGTAAAATCAATTAGATCTCTATAATGTTCATCTGTTTCTCTTACTCCATTATCTTCAATATCTATTCCATAAGGAGAAATGTAAAATATATAATCATACTCTCTAATAAATTCTTTAGCATATTCTTCAAATGCTTCCTTATCTTGATAAGGAATTGATTTTGCGTTTAAAGTAAATGCCATAACATCTATTACTGTTCTATCTGTGATAATATCTGTTTGAATTAATTCAGCACAACGTTCAGCTAAAAATACAGTTTGACCCTTTAATGTTGAATCAGTATTTAATGGAATACCCTGTTCCATTAAAAACTTAGAACGTTCTGTTCTAAACATATAATCTTTAAATTGTTTTGTTTCTTTTAAAGCATTAACTAATGTAGTTTTACCTACACTCATTGTACCACATAAACCTATTTTCATATCTTAATTTCTATAATCTGAAAGGTGTGCTTTCATTGATTGGTTTTTATAATAAGGTAATCCTTCTCTTTGAGATCTAGCCTCACTCCATTCTTCTTTAGTATGTTTAATACCATATAAATGATATTCTCCTTTTTTTTCATTGCCCTCAGGAATTAAAGCATGTCCCTCCCAATTATGTAATTTACCGTCCCATACATAAGCAATGGTTCCGTCTGCCTTTTTTAATTTTCTACTCTGTGGAAATGGTGTTTTTGGTGTCATAATTTTTATTTATTATAATATACGAAATTTATTTTAATTTTCCAAAAGTGATTCAGCAACATATGTTCCTTGTGCGCCGCTTACCGTTATACCTCTAGCTGATAATGCATCGCCAACAAAGTGAACGTTAGGATACTTGGTGAGGGCTAAATTGGTATAATCGACAAGCGGCTCAGGAGAAAGGTATTTTACTTCAGGCACATAAATACCCCAATCATCTTTAAGTGTTGGAAATACTTTTTTCATGTCTTCAATAAAATCCAATACATACCAAAAATATGGTTGCATCGCTTTAGTTATTTCATGCATTGTATCTACTTTAATTGCTGATACATTTACACCTTCTGATGTAGTTGATGGTTCTCTAGTTGGACTATAATATAATCCTGTGCCATCTTTTTGTAATTTATTTACTACATCTCTAGACCATTCAAATGGTTTATCAATACCTCTAACTTCCATTAGAATACCAAAATTGGTCATATCGTTTCTAAACTTTTCGTCTTTTTTAGCGTGACCATTATATGAATGGTTACCGTATGTTTCTTCTACAGCTACATAAGCTGCATTGTTATTAGTACAAAAGGAACGAAGTGATACTCCTGCTTCCTCAAATTTTCTATATAATTTAAAATCATAACTTATATCAATTAATTTTTGAAAGTGTTTTTGTGGTGCTTCAAATCTAACACCTATTTGTACTGGTTTGGGTTCAGTTGGTAAATCATATTGTTCAGCTAGTTGTTTACCAAAATCAATACCACTTTTACCTACACCAAAGATAAGTGTATCATATGAAATAGGCCAATTTTTTGGATTTACAAAAGATTCTTCTTCACCAATAAATAATTCATTATTATCAAAATCAATAGATGTTACTTTAGTTTCCCATAAAAATTCTACACCACCATCAACTAAGAAATCATACCAATTTTTACCTATTTCATGTAAATAAT